TGATGAGAAGAGAAAACAGATCAAAAAGGAGATTTATACACGAATCTACGAACAGTTTTCTCGGAAAATTAGACAATGTGTGGAATTGGGTCACAAGCAGGTATTCCTTACAGTTCCATCATTTGTCGTGGGATACCCAACATTTGATAGAGGCGCAGCTGCGAGATACATCATGAGGCAACTGAAATTGGGTGGCTTTGACGTGCGACTTGTGAGTGACTATGATATGTATGTCTCGTGGATCATACCCAAAAAAGTGAAGGAGAAGGTCGCGGAACCCGATGAGACAGAGTTTCCAGATCTCATGAACCTCAAAAAGATGGCGGATAAGTACAGGAGAGGTGCGTAGGAAGGCCGCTATTAAAAACACACTCAATGATAAATGGACAATCTCAATATTATGGTAGAAGCGAAAAAGGAGTACATGAACCAACTCTACCTCCTCATGTGTCCACCTATGATTGAAGTTTTCCAGGATATGTATGATGAAGCCGCAAAGCTTTCCAAGGGGCGAAAGACCCTCATTATGTTCCAAAAGTTGTTGAAGGAAGTGCCAAACTGGTCCAACGCCATGTCTAAGCAGCACAGTGACAACATTGCGAACCGATGTGCTTGGTTCAATGACCTCCTTGCGGCAGTCTTTGTTGCTTCCACTAAGATTCTTTCCGCGGTTCGCCTCAAGGCGGACAACAAAAAGATTAGCCTTAAATTACCAAGCAATGAAGTTTTCATCCAAACATGTTACAACAACGTGGCCAAAGATCTCTACAAAGATCCATATGTGTTCCATGAAGAGCAAAGTGAATATGCCCGCGACGAAGACCTAACCAGGCGCTTCTCCGTGTGTATTGAAGCCACTGTGAAGGAGCTTATCCCAGTCCAGGAGATTCTCCAGACTTACATGTCTCAATCCGCGGAGATGCGAGACATTGACCTTGATGGAGAAGTCCAAGACAGTGAAGATCCAGATGTCTTTGACGGTCCCATGGAACCAGAAGCTCCAGAACCACTTCCAGAAGAGGAGCCAATGATGGGTGCTGAGGAAGAGCCTATCCAGCCAACTGGTCTTGAAAATGAATTCAAGACCGTCCCAGGTGTCCAAGACCCAGCTCCAGAGCCAGTCACAAATGCAATTCCAAGTGAGGAACCTTTGCCAGAGCCCATGGGAGAAGAGGATGAAGATGTCTTCTTCGGAGATGCCCCAGAACAGCGTGTAAAAAAAACTGCGTATAATTAAATGGAAGATCTCTCCGAATATCTCCGAGACCCAATGAGTGCTGCCGTCATTGCTGCGATCATCACCGCTGGTTACATTCATGTGAAGGCCCAACTCAATAATGAAGGCAAATTGGAACTTAACAAATACACCAAGCCAGCGGCCCTCAATGCGATCCTCGTCTATTTCATTGTTGCGAATGGCCTTGGTCAGAGAGAGGCTATCTCAAATGAACCTTTCTAAACTTAAAGATTTAACCCTACGAATAAGAAAATGGCGTCTGTCACTGCGTTTAATGACATGCTTTCCCAATTTCTTGTGGAATTGCACAAGACTTTTCCAGATGAAACCGGAATCAAGAAGATGACCGCGTCCTTTGAGATGCTCAAGAAGACGAACCCACGCCTCGTCGTTGATGGCTTCATGAAGGGTGTCACCCCATACGCTGACAAGATCTCAGCGAAGGATGAAAAGTTCATCCTCGAAGAGATTGAAAAGATTGAACTCCTCAAGGATCTCAATATCAAGAGCTACTGGGATCGTATGAGTCCAAACACAAAGGCTGCGACGTGGCAGTACCTTCAGACCCTCTACATGCTTGGTACGACGATCACCGCTATTCCAGCCGACACTCTCAACCTCATTGAGGGTATCGCGAAGGACTGTGCCGATAAGATGCAGACTGAAGGTGGTGAGATTGACCAAGACGCGCTCATGAAAATGATGGGTAGTATGCTTGGGGGTATGGCTAAAAAATAAACCTCGTGCTATACTAAATGAAGGCTTGGTTTGACGATCCTCAGCAACTAGTCAAAGCTGATCAAGTTACACAATTCTGGCCAAATCGTGATCAAACACCAGAAGACAGACTTAATGCCGCATCACGTTTCATAATTTATGCGTGTTGCATTATTTACCTTACACGTCGCGATCCAAGAATATTTGTTCTTGGTGGTACCGTTCTCGGCGTTCTTTATATTATGTACAAGTCAAAAATGATAAAAGAAACTTATGGGATGTCCGTAACTGGTGATGATAGGGGGTGCCAGATGCCAACCGAAGACAATCCAATGGCAAATGTTCTCATGACTGATTATGCCGATGCTCCAAATCGCCTCGAAGCGTGCTACTACCCAACAGTAAAGCCCTTTGTTAATGCGTATGTAGGAGACCGAATTCCATACGACGGTGGTCGTTCTGGATCACCCACAGTCGCCGCTAAGCGCAATTTATTTGAGCGCCAATTCGTTTCTTCCCCAATTTCAAAAATTCCAGGAGACCAAACTGCTTTTGCGGAATGGTGCTACGGTCCAAAGAATGGTCCAACTTGCAGAACTAACCCAGAATTGTGTAATCCAAATGCCCGTGGTGTTCAGCTCGAAGCCTACGCCGGACTTGATGCTTCTGGAGATATGAGATCTTCAAGAGGTAGCTATGCTGCCGTGTCTACATAAATATTCTCATGTAATAATAAATGGCATACCAACTTCAGCCTGGTCTTGCGATTGTTCAAAACTCAGGTGCACTCCCAGCGGTGAAAGCGACTGAAGAAGTCTTTGTTTATCCTCAGCCCAGTTCCTTGAACTGTGGTGGATGCCGACCAAACACTATGTTGTATGGTACAGCTCCATACATGGCTGGCAAGGGTTCCCCAGCGCAATACATTGATGTGAGTGACCAACTCCGACCACAAGCGACAACTCGATTTGGAAAGGTCATTGTGCCAACTTATGAACGCAACCTTTTCCCACTCAGCAATATGGAATGTAAGGTTCCACTTCGCACCATTAGCTACGAACCAATGAGTACCCGCGCCGAACTCCAGAACGGACTTTTTCAGCAAAGATACGCTAATAAAAATGTTACTAAAAAATAAGAATGGCAGATCCCATTTCACTTGCCGCCGTTGCTGGATTAATTTTTGCCGGCCGAGCATTGAGTAATAAGTCGGAACCACCCGTCGTGGAACAAGCTGTTACTGAAGCTCCACAGCAACCCGATGCGCCCGAATTCATCGAAAGAGATTTCGAACCACGTATTGAAATCCAACATAAGAGAGAAATGGAGAGTTTTGCCGATATCGCCTATCAGCAAAGAAGTAGTGGACAGGAAATTCTCAATATGCGCAACCGTATGTACGACACGGGTCGCATGAACAATCTTTCCCCAATCGAAAAGCAAATGGTTGGTCCAGGTTTGGGTGTTGGATCTGAAACACCTGCCACTGGTGGTTATCAACAGCTTTTCCGTGTGAACCCAATCAATGTTGGCGAATATCGTCTGACAACTCTCCCAGGTAGATCTGGTCCAGCCGGGGATACCACTGGTGGTCGATCGGCGGTTGTTGGTCAATTGACACACAACAAGCCAGAAACTACTGCTCATCTTCCATCTCGTCGTCCAACCATGGCTGGACGCGCCCAAGGTATGTCGGGCGCTGTGCCACGTGCGAGTCACCAAAAGACGATGCGAACCACAAACAGATCAGAAACTGGTCACCGCGACGATGCTTTGGGTTTCAACGGCGCCAGGCGGTTTGTTCCAGCCCAAACGATGCCACAAGATCCAACTCGCTTCAAGAGTGATCGCAATGATACACAATTTGCTTACTACAGTCGCGCGGCTCCAGGTATCACCAACTTTACTGGTGCTTATATGACAAGTGCCGCTGCTCGAGTGGGTACAAAGAGTAATGAAGAACTTATGAAGTATGGCTTTAGACCAGAGGACAGGCGTGGTAAAGCGAACCGTATGGGTAACCCAGGCCGTATGAATGTACGAGAGACTGCCCTCAAGCAAGGTGGGCGTCTCACAACTGCGCGTGCTGATACTTCTCGAATTGATGGTCGTTTTGGTACCGCAGACGGTGGTTGGACACAGAACTACCAACAAAAACCATTCCACCAATTCAATGCTTACAAGGGTCAAGAGAATCCCAATTCGCGAAGCTTGGACCTCGCCAAGAGACAACTTCAGAACAACCCATTGTCACATCACATCTATTAAGTACATAATAACAACTTATAGACAAAAACAATCATTAAAATATTGTGCCTATATTTTAATGAAGGTTCATACCCTTGACATAGATTCAGGTGAGAGAGACACCGCAATCTATGAATATTCTAATAACTACAGTGTAACTCTGAAAACACCACTGTATAACGTTACAAAACTTGAAGTTGTTTCTGTAAGACTACCCAGACCCAGAATTTTCAATCATTTCAATAATAAATTCACTATTCGAGATGATTTTGGATCATATGATGTCACAATAGACCCACTTGATACAACCTTTAGTTCAAGTTCTGTAAGTGAAACTACATTGGCAAGTTATTTACAGAATACGGCAATACCAGCATCGGGTTGTGATACAGTTGATAAAGTTATATACACATATAACCATTACGAGTTTTCTAACCTCGAAGCGAGTGATGAATTTTACATTGACTTTTACGATGGTATAGATGGTTTTACATCAAATGTTATAAATAGAACAACACCAAATCAATTTTTTGGATTTAACACTTCTAATTTAGCATCTTCAAGTAGTGTTATAAGTGGTGGCAGGGCTGGTGTAGGTGTCGCTCCTAAAAGTTTTGTTTTGAAAATATCATCTGGTTCTGATGATCTTAACCAAGATTCATACACAAATACACCATTTTATACAGGTGTGTTTCTGAATACAGAAACTGATGTTACATACAGTACATACCAAGAGTACTATACATTTTATGGAAACGATGATTCATTTGTACATGAATTTAATAATGGACCTCAAAGGGAAATATCAAATTTAAAAATTGAATGGTATTACAAAGAAAATAACAAACTTATACCACTTGATTTCATGGATCGGGATCACGCTATAAAGTTAAGAATACATGGAAGTACAGACAAACTTGAAGGACTACCAAAGGTTCCTATAGAAAATGTAAAAGACGAGGTGGACCCACCAATAAGCACCCCAACTGT